GAAACGATTCGCGGCAAACGCACCCGCCCTTCGCGATCGACCACGCATTCGATTTCGGCCCGCCCCGCCGGTGATGTAACGCCGCTTTGAGTTTGGGCACTCGCCGCAAAGGTTTGGGAACTTTTGCCCGACATCAAGGCGTCATTTCTTCACCGGTTTGAGCCTGGTTTAAAGCTCAATTAAGGGCTGCGTAGAGGGAGTCTCAGCGTGGCCACTTCGATGGCCGATGCGGGCACATGCTCGATGCCAAGGCTCGCTTGCCCTTTGTGCATCCGCAGCCCGGATAAGTGCATTCGCCCAAGCCGAAATTGCCTTTGCCGTTCCAGTATGGACAGGCCGGCCGCGTGGCATCCCCTTCGCAGATCGCGCCGCGCTCCAACCGCGTCGCTCGTGAAACAAATTTCAAGCCCTGCCGTCGCCATGCCGCGAGTTCTGCCCTGAGCCGCCGCGCTTTGGTCATTAATGATGCATGCTCGGGGGCCGGTGGTATGCCATGGGTTGCGACGGCCAACTCGCGCCCCTTTGCCGCAAGCTCCGGCGTGACCACCCCGCCGGCGCCTGAATCAATAACAATCCAAGTCGATCGGCGGATAAGCATCAGGGGGAGGGCGGCAGACGATACACCGTCGCGCCGGCCGCAAGGATCTCATATCCGTCTTCGGAAGGGGTGTCGACGTAGGGCATCACGACCGGTCCAACTCCAGCGCTTATATCCGTTTCATTGACCACATAGGCCGCGAAGGTCGATCCGCTGCCGTAGACCCGCCGGCGAAAGTAGGTTCGAACCCGATAGGTGGCCTCGCTCGACGCATTAAACGAGACACGCGAGCGCCCCTTGCGGAAACTGAAGCCGATCTCGGAGCCAGTCCGTTGAGTGCGATATGACGTATGCGAGGTGCAGTCGGCTGGAGCAGTTGTCCAGTCGGTTATCGCGGCCATCGCCCTATTTTCGGCATCTGAATCGGTGTCTTCTTCAGAGAGGACCGACTCAGCCCACGAAGTCTCGGTCATGGCCTGACCACCCGCGCAACCTGCACCACCTCCCATGCCGACGAAATTCACGTCGAATCGGAAGCTGGTTTTTGTGACCACAATCGATGTCGCGGCGTTGAAACTTCCATTGATCGGGACCGAGGGCGTGCCGCTTTGGACGCAGGTCGCTGCGTCATACACGTCGGTGTTGACGTAGTCGGTGATGTGGGGGATGCCGTTGCAGGTATAATTGATCTGACCGGTCTTTACCTTTTTCCGATACCGCTTGGCCGGAACGCTGGCCGGATTCCCGTCGTTAAATTCTTCGAGTCCACACAGTGAAGCGCTGCCGGATTTTGATTCACAGGCCAATGAGCACTCCACGCTTTCCGCGATGCCGCTGCTCGGAACCGTGGCCGGGGAAAGCACGCCGTAGGTGTCCACGCCGGCAGCTATCCGGGCGAGCTCGTTGAAGCTTCCTTTGTTGAGGAATGGCGGAGCACCGCACTCGACGATTGTCTCACCGATTGCCGGCGTCTCTGTGACGGCCTGGACGATCGCCTTCGCTGTAGTCCATTCAGCACGGCCACCCGTGAAATTTATGATCATGCCAGGGCGATAGGTGCCGGGCACATCCAGGTGTCTAAATGTCAACACTGCCTGATAAAAAAGCTTCTGCAGGATCGCGTAGAAAGCGGCCACAAAATCAGCGGTCGGCGTCTCTTGATTTGCCGTACCGCGGCCGAACAGATCGACCGTGAACTTCAACACCTTTGGCCGAGCGAAAATCGTGCCTGCTGATGAACTGAAGAGCGTGGTGTAAGGACTGCCACCTTCGGTCGGCGCGGATTCAGTACCGAGGTAATTGATTTTCACCCCGTCAACGAAGAGCTCGCGGAGAGCGCGAATCGGTCGTGCCCCGACCAGTCCAGTCGCCGGGACATAAGCCGAGAGATCCAGTGTGACGGGCGTGATCGGATTGCCGCGGCGCTTGAAAATGACCGTGGGGTAAGGCTCGGTCGTATAGTCGAAATGGCTCGCGATGTCCGGCGTCCATTTACCCATCATTCGCGCGATCGCAGCCACGGTCGCGTCGCGCACCTCCTGGTACTGCGGCACCAGACCCTCGAAGTCGACGATGTACGCGATCTGAATTCCGTCAGCGATCGCGAAGTCTAGCACGTCCTCAAGCTGGCTCTTGGTATCGATTTTGCCGACGCCAGCGCGGAAAGTGAGCAGCTGGCGGCTCATGAAAAGCGTGATCGGATTCGACTGATCCAGCGTCTCCGTGCGCGCCTGCTCCCAGATACAGGTTTCGAGGTCCGCCCAGGCGTTTTTGCAGATGTAACGTTGCACCTCGCCTTTGGCCGCGAATTCGACCGGGTCATCGTGGATGCGACCAACAAACCATTTCACGCCGTCTTTATATAGCGTGACCGGCTGATCGTAGGCGAATGGCGGCTCGGCAAGAGCATCGGCCTCGGTCATCGCCCACGAGAGTGTGTCGCTTTCGAAGCTACGAAAAACCAACTGCACCGAGTCTGCGTCGATGCCCCAGCCGGCAAACGTCCGCGTGAGTTCACCAATCTTCAGAGTCCAGGTCGCCATCGCTATGAAACATCCTTCGCGTTGCGAGCCGCGGTGTTAATCGCCGCGATCTCCTTCCAGATATCAGCGATCTGCTGGGCTTGCGCCTGATCGGTGGCCGCCAGCTGTGCGATTTTTTGGGCGGAAGCCTGGAGTGCGCCGACGATCTGCTGGTGCTTTTCAGCGTTCGCCTGTTCAAGTGGCTGGGTGTCGAGCGGCTGTAATGGCTGCTGGCTCTTTACCGCATCAGCAACCTTCGCGAGCGCGTCGTTATTGGCTGCCTGAACATCAGCGGAATTGTCTCCCTGCGACACCGTTTGGCGAGCCGACGCGGTCGGTCGAACGGTCGACGATTGGGCATCAAGTGGGGCGTAGAAATCGGTGAGCGCTTGATCCACCTTTTTGGCCTTGGCCACACTATCGCTCGCCGTGATATCGATCTTTTCACCCGATGGGGTCGTTATCGTTCCACCTTGGTTCGGACGCGCAGAGTAGATCGCCTTCTCGAGCGATGATGTGGCCGCCGTAGAACGATCAACGGCCGCGGTGTTTTCAACCTGATGCTGCGAAAATGCTCGCTGATCGGCGGCGTCGCTCAGCTTCTTTCGGTCGTCGGCACCGGTGAGACCTTGTTTGAACGTTGAATTGAAATCGCCCAGCGCCTTCCGCGCGGCCCTTTCAGCAACAGTATCATTATTCTGAACCGCTGCATCGACCGCAGCTTTTAGCTCAGTCTGTTTCGCTTTAAAATCCGCGAGCGCCTGGGCGTCTGCGTTAATGGCGGCCTTTTGATCTTGGGCCGCTGTGACGGCTCGCTTTTCATCCTCAGCCTTACGAGTCGCCTGAATCTCCGCCTCCTTTTTTGGGGCGGCATCCAATTGCGGTCCATTCGTTGCGAGGATTTTTTTAAGAGCCTCATCAGCAGCTTTTGCGGACTCCGTAAACTTAGCCAATTCACCCTTGGCATCGCCTACTTCACGTGTGAGCTGGCTTTCAGATTTTCCCGATGCCAATTCCCCCTTTAGGTTTTGGAGTCGCTGAAAATTCTCCGCATTTTGTCGAAGCTCTTCGGCTGATGTGCCCGGACCGGTACCGGCGGACGCGGCGTCGACCTGCTTTTGTAATCCTGCAGCGGTTTTTTCTTTTTCGATTCGGTCTGCGCGGGCTTGGGTTGCCGCGGTCAATTTGGCGTCGGCAGCGGCACGCTCCTTTTCGGCGTTTTCCAGAACCTTATTCGCATCGAGGATTTCCTGCGCGCTCCTAACCAGCTCTTCATTTCTCGCCGCGTCTTCGCGCTCGCGCTGGCTCGCGACCAGTTTCTCATCGATCGCCTGTTTCTGTCGCGTTTTTTGCTCATCTGTGAGAAGCGGATTCGCATCAATTTTCGCGCGCGACGCGGCCGCCTCAGCTTCGGCGCGCTTGCCCTGTAGCTCTAAAATCTCGCGGAGCACATTTCGGACGGCTTCCGCTCTTGCCCGATTGAGCTCCATTTCATCGGCGAACTTCGTCAGCTTTGCGTTAGCGAATTTCGTGCCCGCCTCTTCCGCCTTTTGTAATTCATCAACGACGTCTTCAACCGAGCGTTTTGCCTTCGCGAACCCGGCGACGAACGGAATTACAAACTGAGCAGCAACGGCGCCAAGCGTAACGAGGGTGCCGATCAGATTTGCCTTCAACGCGACGCCCAAACCCTTAACGGCCGTTCCAACTTGACCGAGTGCAAGAAAGTTTCCGCTTAAAACCTCTAGCAGGATTCGCCCGGCAGCGGCGCCCTCGTTGAGGTCACGGCCCATGCCCTGCACATGCTTGCCTGTCTGCTGCGCCGCATCTCCAGCCTTCTTTGTGGCCTTCTCGACGTTCTCAACTTCCGGTTTCGCAGCACTCGATGCCTGGCGCAGCTCGCCGACGCGTTTGACGAGCGCGTCTTGCTCCAGGTTGTATTGCTTTCCGGCCGGCGTGGCCTTGTCGATTTCCTGCGTGAGCTGCTTGACCTCATCTGCGGTCGCAGAAATCCCGCGGCCTTGTAGGGCCGTTTTGATCAGGATTTCGAGCGTGAGTTGGTCGGCCATGTACGCGAAAGCAATTAGTCTAGAGCTAAGAGCCCGATCACTTCTTCAGAGCCGGTCTCAAATGCTGGCGAATGATGGCGAGCGTACCGGGCTTGATTTTCGCCGCGGTGATTTCGTCGTCGCTTAAACTCAGACGCGAAAGATCGATTGTGATCTGCGCAGCCGCGTTAGCCTCGACTTCAGCAGAGAACGTTTCCGCGGCAGCATCGTCCGCCTTGGTCGCGGCTGTGATTTTGAATTTTTTCTGAGCGGCCGCGTTGCCCTTCTCGTAGGCCTGTACCTTTGGCAAGAGCGCATTCAGATTGTCCGCGACGAGCGTCGTGTTCGCGGCGGTGAGCCCCGCTTCGATTCCGTTGAGCGCGATGTAGAGTTTCTGCGCTTCGAAATTTGTGAGCGTGACTGGCTCCGCGTAGAGCGTAGCGCTGAAGGCGAGAAGCGAAAGAAATTGGAGAGTGCGTTTCATCTTTTAGTCGTTCGTTGTTTTGGCGGTGAGAAAGTAACGTGTGCCCGCGACATCGAGTTCGATGGTTCGGTTCTGGGCGGTGGGCGTAACGGTAGCGACCGTGCCAAACTTCCACGCTGCAGCAGTGCCGCCACTTGGCGCGGCCGTCTTCATGGAGCCAGCAGCGATCAAGTTGTGGGACGTATCGATTTTGAGCTCGGTAGTGGTCCCCGAATCCGTGGAAAAGAGGATGTTCTTCGAGGCCATCATCACGCACAGATCGCCCACCGTAGAACCGACGATGACGTTGTTCGTTGTCGCCGACGTCAGGATGTAAGCGTCAAGCGATCCGTTGTAGTTGAAAATGAGTCCGCCCGCCGTTGAGGCGTTCGCATTGATCGTGAGGTAGGCCCCGCCGCTAGCTGGAGAAATGCTCGGAAGAGTATAAAAAAAGGCGCCTGATCCGTTGATGACGAACTTCGCGAGGGCATTGTAACCCAATACGAGCGGAACGGTGCCGTTTGTCGTTACGTAGGCGGACGCGCCAGATGGGCCACCAGAGAGAAAACTCCCGGAGTAGGCCGAACCCGTATGGCCCACTTCGAGAAAATTGTTGATGTCGTTATTGAATCTCGCCTCGGAAAAACCGGTTGAAAGCGAAGTGTTGAATTGCGTCAGGGCACTGCTCGAAGCCGCCGCCGCTATCAAAACTCCGTAGGTGCTATTGGCGGTCATCGATGGCCCGCTCGCGCCCCAGGTGACCGTACCGGACTCAGTGAAAGATGGGAGCGTCGTTGAAAGCGACGGCACGCCGGAACCGTTAGTGACAAGGATCGAGTTATTCGCAGTCGCCAGCCCTGAAACCGTGGTGCCGCTCGTCGCATAGTAGGCGAGCTGACTCGTGGTGCCGCTACTCACCGTACCAGAACCGCCCCCGGCCGCGGCGTTGCCGAGCGTCGACTGCATCTGCATGTTGGTGCCGTCGTAAACGAGATCTACCCACTGCCCGGCGCGAATATCATTGTCGGCCAAATCGGTCGTGATTCCCCCGGCCGCTTTCTTGATCGTTTTTGCGCCAAGCGAATTGAAGTTGATCGAGGCTGCTCCGGTATTCGCGGTGTTCGCTTTGAAGCGATAGTGCACGCCAGTGACGTAGGCTGATGGCGCTGGCGAAAGCGTCGCGGTGTACGTATCATTGGCGCCGGCATCGGCGGCAAAGTTGGCCGCATCGAGTGCGTCGACGGTGGTCGCCGACGTGAACAGTGTCCCAGAGGCAGCGGGCAGCGTGAGCGTGATGGTGCCCAGCGCGCCCGTGGTTGGCTGCAACGTGATCGAGCCACTGGTCGCATTTGAAAATACAACCTTGCCGACAGATGATCCAGCGACGCCGAGATTCAGCGCGGAGGTGCCATCGGTGGAGATCCCGGCCACCACCTTTGCATCGTCGGTGCCAGCGCCGAGCACGACGGCGTTTGATGTGAGCGCGCCTCCGGTGTGAGTGACCGTGCCAGTGCCGATTACGGCTTCCCAGGTTGGATCAGCGCCTGCGCCGTTGCTCTGCAGGCGATAACCGCTTGTGCCGGGAGCAAGGATAGCCCATCCGCTAGCGCCGCGATAAAGTAGACTCCCCCGAGTTGATCCAACCAGATCGAGCACTTCGCTGGTCGTTAATTCCTCCACTGCTCCCGCGCTCGCGCTCGTACGCCCGAGTATGCGGCTTGTCGCCATCGTGAGCCCGCTTCCCGTGATCGCGCCAGTGCTCACCTTATTATTGAACGTAGTCCAATCGGTCGAAGTGAGAAAACCTTTCGTGCTACCGGAGGCCGCCTGACCGTTCGTGTAATCTATCGAAATTAAGCCGGAGGTTGCGTCGAAGTCGGCAGCGGTAAATGCGGCCGCTCCTTTGGTCGCTCCATCTGCTGCGGCATTCGCGATAGAAATCGTATTCGTCGACCGGCTCAGCGGTGAATTAAACGTCAGAACGCTCTCCTTGCCGTTGAACGTGGTCCAGTCTGTCGACGTCAGAAACCCCTTCGTGCTGCCGCTTGCCGCTTGGCCATTGGTGTAATCGATGGAGATGACGCCGCTTGATGCGTTGAAATCCGAGGCGGTGAACGTCGCCACGCCCTTCGTGGTGCCGTCGGCGGCCGCTGCTGGGAGTGAGCTGGCAGGGACAGTGAATGTCGCGCCGCTCTCGACGATGAACGTCGCGCCCGATTTGACCGTGAACGTCGCACCGCTGAGCAGTTGGTTAACGCTGCCGAGGAGCGTCAGGTCCGTGCGGCGCTCGCTCGCGATGGCTGCGCTGAGCAGCACGCAAAAACTGAGAAGAAATTTCTTCATGCGAAGGCGGTGTAGTGCAGTTTGTAATTCGCGCTGGTTGTCGCTGCGCTGAGCTTCACTGAAAAACCGTCGGCGCTAATCGTGTCCTCGAGTAGTTCGCAATCGATCGCGTCCTCGCCGCTGACGTGACTGATACGCGGACTGATCACGAGATCGCCGGCGAGCGGAGCAGAAAACGTCACGTCGACCGTTTCGTCGCCGTTGCCGATCGAAACTTTACCTCTACGAAAGCTCACGGATTCTTCCTCCGGATCCGTGCTCGGCAGCGGGTCGGGCACATCGGTACTCGGAATGCCGCCTTTAACGGAGTACTGAACGACGACGGCCGTCCCGACGATCGACGGTGCAGTCGGCTGCACGATGGCGTCCTCGAGATAGATATCCTCGGTGTCACCACTCGCGCCGACGGTAACTTTAATCCGGCCTTGTCGCGGAAGCTGCGTGCGGTGCAGCAGCGCGAACTTATGCGCAAGGCGCTCCGTGTTGAAGAGCCGCACGACACGAAACTGCCACTCAACACTTTCTCCGCCGCGCGCGAAGTATGCGATCGCGAGCGCACGGAAAAATGGGACTGGATCAACGATCGAGTCCCCATTGAGAGACATTCCGCTCGGCCCAACTCGCCCGAGGGCGATGTTGGGTGAGCAGAGCAGATAGGTGTCGAGGAAGATTTCCACACGGGTGACTCGCTACGCGGTTCAGGTTTCCGCGGTCGTCGCGACGCGGAAGTAGCCGGTGCCGGGTTTGATCGCGCCTTCGATCTCCAGCTCGCCGGCGAGCGGGCCGGTCGTCTGGAAGGTCTGCGGCAGTTGCTTTGGCGTACCGTTGTAGACGGTCACGTAAACACCCGTGCCGCTGATTACGAGATCGTCGCGCACCTGGCTCTTGCCGCGCGCAACCGTGCCGCCCTGCAGCTGCAGAAGGTCGAGCATCTGCTGATGGCTCAATCCCTGCGGAATGAACTTTGTGGATACGTTCAGGCCGGTAATCTGCAGGCCGACGTTGCCGCGGCCATCCGTCGAGATCGCCTGCGTGCTCAGCTTCGGCGTGGTGGTCGCCGGGCCGCGCAGCTTGAATGAATCCCACGGGGATGCGCCAAACGCTCCCGTGTATTCCTGCGTGGGGATCGTGGTCTTGTCCGACGCGGTATCGGTAAGCGCGACTTTCGAGACGGTGTAGAGGTTGTTCGCGGCCGACCAGGCGCGATTGTTCTTCGGGAAAATCGCGAATGACATCGGGCCAAACAGGGTCTGCACGGCCGACTGAATGATCGGCGGCATGTCTGACACGGCACCGTTATGGAAGAGCAAGCGGCGATTCGCCGAGACGGCATCGATCTGGATGTATTCCTGCTCAATGATCGCGAAGTCGCCAGAGCCTGCGTCGGTAATGTCGATCTTGTTCGTGTTGGCGATCGCGTGCGCCTCCGTGTCGTGCAGCGTGCCGGCCGCGCCCCAGTAATATGGCGTGTCTGCTGCCAAACCCGCCGGAAGGGTCCCGCCTGGAAACACTGCGACTTCAACAAGGCAACCCGTGCGCGGCGCATCGCTGCCGACCAGCGTCAACGTATCGGCGGAGGCATCGACTGCGGAGACATCGTAACGCGGAGTGAGGAGCGATCCGATTTTCGGATTCGTCCAGCGGTGCGTCATGCCGAGCAGGTCATCATCCATTACGCCGGTCGGAGTGCCGCTGATGATGATGCTGCGCTCGAGCGCGCGCTTATCGATCACGCCCTCCATGTCGGTCTCGATGTTGAACACGTCGAGCAAAGGAGTGACCGTGAGGCCACCCTTGAATTTCAGGAACTGGCCGCGATGAGTGAGGTTCGCGGGACCTTCTAACAATGTTGCGAGGTTCATGGGTGGAAAAAAACGCGATTAGGTGAAAGTCGCTTCGGCGATGCCCGACTGCTGCATGCCGGTCTTTTGTGCGGCCGCTCGAATGGTCGTCGGCTCAGCGATCGCAATCGCGCCGGTGTAAAGCGTCGCCTCCTCGTTTTGATCGGAGGGGAAGGAGCCGTCGGTCGTGTAGTAAATCGACGCGCCACCGGTTGCGGTCGTGAGTGTCACGCTCTGTGGCGACGCACCCGAATCGGGAGTGATCAGCGGGACGCCGCAGCGCTCCATGTGCTCGGTGTTTCCGAACAATTGAAGACGGGTTAACCACGCATTAAAACCTTCGAAAGAATCATCTGGCGTCACTGCGCCGCCTGGAAAAGCGGTGTACACCTGCGACGGCACGGAGGCCGCGACCTGGTTGAACAAAAGAAAGAGCTCGAGCGAAAGCTCCTCAGCGCTTTTTCCGGTGCCGATGTCGCCTGCGTTGATCGTCGGGTGCTCGAGCGCGGTGAAAGATTGCAGAATTTGACCTCGGCCCGACGTGTCATCGCTCGCGGGAAAATACGATGGACGGTGCACGATGATCGCTGCGCCTACCTTATTCGACCGACCTTTCACCGTGCTCAGAAGCTTCGCGATTTCCTGCGTCGTAAGTGCTTTTCGCTCCTGGATGATCGCGACGTCCGAGAAATACGAATGAGCCAGGATGCGGCCGTACGCATCGTTCTGCACGCGCAGTAGAAGTTGGCGGGTCAGTGCCTCGGCGCTCATGAAGCACCTCCATTCCAAACCTGCACGATTGCTTCACTAATCGACTTCGAATAATTCGGCGCGCGCTCCTGCAGCGTTGGCCAAATGTATGGCCGCCCGGCGTAATTGAATTTCCGCCGATGTGCTCTCACACGCACAGTACCAGAGACAGATTTCGGTTTGCGCGTCCGGGTCTTGATGTGCCCGCGTGCGTCCATCTGTTTGTACGTCTTCGAGCCCCCTGCGTAGACGTTTTGCTTCCGGTCATATGCGTCGACGTACTCGTAGCCCTGAAAACCGCGCTCGTGGAAGCCGGCGTAACTCTTGTTTGAACCGATAGCCGAGAGGATCGTGTTGCCTGCGATAACCACGTCGCTCTGGTGCAGACTCCGCGCAAGCTCGCTCGAGACGCGTCCGAGAACGGCAGGACGCGGACCGCTCATGCGCTTTTCGATCGCTGCGTTGATCGTCAGTTCGTTTTCCTTCCGCATCGCTGCGCCGATCGCCTGGGCCATATCGGTCGGGAAACGCTCGAGCTTGCTCACGATTTCCGTGGCATTGCTCGTAAGATCGAATTTGAACGCGTCGGCCATGGTCAGAGCATCGCGTAGCGGACAAAGGGTTGTAGCTGCTCCTTCACGAGCGGGAGGATTTCGGTGCGTGCGATGGCTGAATCCGTCGTCGGCGATTTGGCGATGGCTAGGCCGAGCTTGTCCCGCTGCTGCCAGACGTGCTCGCACTGGAGGAGCCAAGCGAGTTTCAGATTATCCGGCAGCGCGTTGCTTCCCTCAGGCTGCGCCGATAAATCGGGATCCTCTTCCGTAGGCGTTACCGGCGGGTCATAGTCAGGCTCCTGTTGATTCCACCAGAAGCCACCGTCGAAAGTGATTCGACCGCGACCGCGATACGTACCAAGCGGAGTCAGCAGCGCGACGAGCCCCGCTTCCTCGTTTAGGTAATCGAGCAATGCCGAGACGGTGCCTTGGTCGACCCAGTCTGCACCGAACGGGTCGCGCAACTCGATCTTGGTAATCTGCTCGACCGGCGCGCGATCGATCACGATCCGATCCAATTCGGCGCGGAACTCGTACGTCGCGCCGACCTGTCGCGCAAACTTCCGGTTGCAATGCGTCTCGAAGATCCCGGCGACGCCGAGCCCGATCGCTAGAATCTGCGAGTCATAGTCGGTGCTCGTGCGCAGCGCCTCCGTGAGCAGCCATTCCTTGAGCGAGGCGAGGTTTGAAAATCCGGCGTTCATCCGATGACCTCTACTTGTGCGCCGAGCGCAGCCGCGCGCGCAGGCGTGGTGATGAATTCATCGCCGGTGACGTAGCGTCCGCCGGGCTCGCCAAGGCTTCGCACCTTTCCGTGCGGAGCCGGCGTGACCCGCACGCGCACCGCGCCGCGCGGCATTTCTTTTCCAGCAACGATCGCCGCGTTTCTCGGGAGTTTTTCGACGGCGACCAAATTCAGATCCGCGAGCTTGAACCCGAAGCTCGCCATCGACGTGTCATTGATCCCGGCGGAAACCGCGAAGAGCGGATCGAGAGCGTTCGAGATAAACAAACCGGCCGGGAACACGCAGAGCGGGTTCCAATTGGGGCGGCGCGGATTCACGATCGAAACGTCCTCGTCGCTCGCCCAGACCAGCGGCTCTTTGCTGACCGAAATGCACTCGTAAGGAGCCTTCGCGGAGAAGGCCGCCGCGCTCATGCTGTATCGGCGCGAACGTTTCGCGTCCGGCTGGTGCGAATGGAATACGTGAATGAAGCTATCCCCAAATCGAACCGCGGGCGTGCCCCCACTCAGCGTGCCAAAGGGCCAGCGCTCGATTCCCGGTGTCGTGTGCTCCTCGACTACCGATCCAGTCTCCGATGAAATAATGAAGACCCGGTGCGGACGCAGGGAATAGATGACACCGATCTTCCCCTCGCCGACGTCGAAGAAAATCCAGTTCTTCTCGCTGCGTTTCCCATTCTGCCCGATCGCGAGCGGAATTCGACGCACCGCCTTCGCATCCTCGCCGAGCTCGACGAGCTCTTGCGTGAAGAGTCCGTCGCGATGGCGACCGTTTAATTCGATGAAGGCAAGATAGAGCTTACCGTCGGCCACGAACAAACGTGGATCCTCATGCTCGACGCCCTCGGGGCACTCAATGAACGCGAGCGAGCTCGGCTGAAGATTTTTCTTCAAACTCTGCACGGCGATTCGCGACCAGCCGCGCGCGTTTTCGCTCCGGTATGCGATCACAAACCCGCCGTCGAATTGGATGAGCGAGGCGTTGTAGTTGCGTAACGCAGTCGCGAACTTCGCGCCTTCGATGACGTGCAGGAACCGGGGATGAGCTTTGACCGACGGGAAAATCATTTCGCAACGATGGGTGATGGTCGCGACGGCGATGGCGGCATCGGGCGCGTGACGACCGGCACTGGCGGGTTTTTAATCTGTGGCTTTGGAATCATCAGAGGGCTCTAAAGAGCCCCGCTCGCTGGAGCGGGACTCGAAGAGAACTCAGCTTGCGGGCAGCGTGAGGACGGCGAACGCGCCAGCCTTGCGGGTCTTTGCTCCCGCGCGGGCCAAGCCGCGGAACATCCGTTTCACACCGTCGAAGGCGAAGTCGTCGCTCGTATCGAAGCCGATGTCGGTGCGAAGCCCGAGCACGTGACCGCGAGGATCGCCGAACACCGCCACTTTATCGCCGGCGGCATTTGTGCTCGGCATCACGTTGGCCGGGGTGACCGGCGAACCGAGGATCGAGCCAATACCTGCCGTCGGCATTTCGAGCGCCGTCTGGAAGATCGGACGATTGTTGTCGTCGCGAACCAGCGCGAAGCGCGCGATGTTGCGCGGATGCGCCCACCAGCGAGTCGGCCGATTCAGCACGCCTTCGTCGACCGTCGTGAGACAGTTGACGAAGTCTTCCAAATCCAGCGTGGCGATCGACGTGTTGCCGGCAGTGGCCGTCGCAGCGGTGCCTGTGGTGAGCACGCCGGAAATATCGGAGTCGAACTCGTCGTTGCCACCGTCCGCTGTGAGGCAGAGGTGGTCGAGGCGAAACGCCATCGCCTCGGCGAAGTTCTCCAGCACATAGCTCGTCACATCGTATTCAGCATCCTCGAGCAGTTCGCGCTCGACACCGAGCAGCACACCCCAGAGCACGACATCGCAATCAACGGACGTGCCGGCGATCGTCGCATCTTCGGTGAGTTTTCGGTTGGAGAGTTTGCGAACAGCCAGCGCGACCGGCCGGGCCGTGGAGACCGGGAACTTGGTCGTTTTAGTGCCGAGGCGTTGCACGCCGAACGTGCGCCAGACGCCGTAGCTGGCGAGCGTGTCGTAAATCTCGCTGGCGAGATCGGCGGTGATGAAGGTCGAGCCAGGCGTGGCTTCGCTATACAGCGAGCGCTTGGTCAAGTTCTTTGCCATCTCCTCGCCCATCGCGCGAATCGCAGGATCCTTGGAGGCGAGACGAACCGCAGCGTTGATGCGCGTGCGCAATTCGTCATCGCACTCGATTCGCTTGATCGGATCGTAAGCGGCGCGCTGCTCCCGGCGCAGCAGCAAATTCACCTTGGCAAGCTTCTGCTCGAACTCGGCGACCGAGTTGAGGTTGTTCTTTACCTTGGTGAGTTCTTCGAACGCCTTTTTCGTCTCGCGATCGAGATTGTCGAATTTCGCCGTCAAATCCTCCTGGCTTTTCCGCATGGATTTGAAACCAGTGAGAACTTCCTTTTCGAAGTCGTCGCCGCCTTCACCGACGACCGCAAAAGCGAGCGGAACTGTCGCAAGGCCGCCGCGCTTGAACATATTGTGCGCCGTGCAGAGAGTCACGGCTGCGAGATACTGCAGAATGTAGAGTAATCTTTTCATTTAATGGTTAATTGAACTTCGAGATTTCCAGCATGATCGCGGCTCGTCTGCGCCGCCGGGCGAGCTCAGCGTCGGCGCAGGAACGGGCCGAGCTCACGGGTTCTCCGTTGGCGATCAGGGCGGAAAATTGGTGAACGTTCTCCTCGCTGAGGCAGCCCGCCTTGTAGGCGCGCGCCACCGTCTCGAAGGATTTCGCGAGCGCGTTCGGATTTGCACCGATCACGCACTGCGAGAGCTCGATCTGCTCCTGCTCGATATAGACGCAGCTGAGTTTAGCCGCGGCTTGAGCGTCCATTCCGAGCTCGGCGATCTGCGCGAGCAGCTTGGACTTATCGGCGTCCCACTTCGTGGCGTAATTCGACGGTACAAAGCCGACGGATACAGCCCGCAGAAACTTGTCGCGGACCATGCGGAAGGTCCAATCGGCGAGCGTATTCCCGTCGGGCGTGAGCGCGTACTTCACGTCCTCGATCAATTGATTGCCCTGCACCGCAAAGCTGACGACCTGGCCGAGCAGCGACTTGATGCTCGAGTAGTCGTGCGAATCGACGAACGGCGCGTTCTTCGAGAAGTGCGTAAAGCGCCAGCCGTTCGCGCGCACGATCTCGTTGTAGCAATCGAGCGTTTCGTCGCTCGCGACATAGCGCACGAGGCCTTCGGACTCGTTGAGGACCTTCGCCTCCACCGAGATTTCGCGGCGTAACGGTTTCTCCGGCGACGCGGAGCGAATGAGAGCGAGCGTGGAGTTCATGTCGAAGCAGGTTTGAACGCAGTGAGAAAAAGGTTTTCGCCTCGGCAGTCGGCGCGGTACCCGAGCGCTGGAATGACTTCGCGCAATCGGCGCTCCGCGTCGGGTGGCATGCAGTCGTTGTTCCACGAGTCATGCGACGTGACGGTGACCCGCTCGAAGCCAGCAGCCTGTACAATGTAAGCGAGCTCGTGCGGGCCGTACTCGCGTACATGCGGCCGATAAACCATCGGCGGCTGCTGCATGAGAACTTTGTGGAGCACATTCAGAGACGCGGCATTCGGCGTGGTGAGGAACAGAAGCCCGCCGGGCTTCAACGCGGAGAGCGCGGCCTTGAGCATTTGCGCGACGCCACTGCCAGACCACTCGGTCGAGTACGGCTTTGCCTCCTGATCGTGGATGTGCTCGATCACTTCCATGCAAAGCACGGCGTCGACCACCAACGGCAGGTCGGGGGGATAACATTCGAGGAAGCGCAGATCTTCGTCCTCGCTGGATTCGACCTCTACCTGCAGCTCGCGCTGAAGTGCGTCTGCAAATGTGCTTCGCGCTCCCAACTCGACAACGTGCATGCCCGGCTTAAGCAGCGGCCGCAGCGCCTCGAGCGAGAGCGCATACCGTTTGGCGTGGCGTTGTTCGTACGTGCTCATTCGTCCCCCTTGTCTGCCTGCGCGAGGCTGATGCAGTGGCAGTTGATCACGTTCCAAGGAGCGCCGCCGGAGTCGCCGGGGAACATGATCTCGTCCGTGGCCCCGTCCTCGTTGACGATGACGTACGGTTCATCGACCCCGACGGTCTGCCCGTTCGCGGCTTCGTGTGCGGCGCGGACGTTATCGTTGCCAGAGGTGAGCCACTTCTTCCGCTGGATCCCGGCTTGCTTCATACCGAGATGGCGGCCGGCACCGTAGGCCGCACCCGTCTCGGTGAGTGCGATACGCCGCGCCTCACCGTCGGCCATGTCATTGAAAAGATCCTTCACGCGGCCGCCGAGCTCGTCCTGTGTTTCCCCGTTGTTCAGGCCCTCCTCGAGCGACTTCTTCAGTCGATCGAAGGTTTCTTGCGGGACGTCGCGCAGCTTGTTTTTCCGCTCGGCGAGGAAATCCAGGACCTCTTTTTGCGGCAGCTGGAATGGATCCTTGAAATTGATCTCGTCGAAGAACTGTTTACCAGCGGTCGCGAGCGCATCCTTCTGCCGGTTGCGCATCGCCGCGTGAAAATCCGCGACAAAGTCGGCCAGGTTGAAAAGGAAATCCGCAGCGGCCGATTTCGTCTCGATCGATTTACCCTGGTTCGGTGCCGCCTCAATCTTGCGGAGCACTTCCTGCCGCGCCTTCATGAGCACGCGACGGAACGATGCCTGGAATGCGTTCACCGTCGGACGGCGGAACTGCATGTACGATTCCCACAGCTTGCGCTCTTTCGAATCGCGAGCCTTCGCGATGAGCGCGCCGCCGCATGCACAAACGAACTCTGCAAAAGGATCCGCCTTCGCCTCGACGCATTTCATCTTTGCACGCCGACGGGCGAGCAGCGCGAGCTTGATGCGCCGCATCTCCGGATCGTCTTCGCTTCCGGTCTCCTCAGTTGTGTCTGCGAGCGAGGGATCAGTCGCGGGCGTGCGATCAAGTGTCGTCCCGGAAAGATCGACCGGCGCCACGCTGAACGACATGTAAGCAACGTCCCATCCAGGGAACGGCCGCATGCCGAGATCGAGCAGGTCATTGATGACCTTCCAAGAAATACCGCGATCCCAGAGATCCTTTGCGGAAGCGAAGCGCTCGCGACGTATCTGCTGCAACACCGGGTGCTCATCCCAGTCGCTCTCAGCGATGAGCTGGCGGCTGACCATCCTCGAACCGATACGGCCGAAGGAAGCGTTGATGAGCTTCGCGAGCGGCTGACACGTGCCGCTGATCAACCGCGCACGGTCTGAATCCGAGCCGATCGAATAACTCGCCTGAACGTCCGCCATCGACGCCGGCAGCCCAAGGCCGATGAAAATCGTGTGACGATCGAGCAGGCGGCCGGCGTTGAGATTGGCGTCCGGTACCTGCGCTTTCGCATCTTCGATCGCGATGTCGCCCGTCAAAAATACCGGACGATAATCACCACGCAGCGACGCCCGACGCTTCGCGCTCAATTGCTCGGTGATCTGATCGCGCTGTGGATCCGTCGGGATTCCGTTCTTGGCGATGACGTAAACGCCTTGGTCGCCATTGTTGCGCATCAGATTCCGGACATAGAGCCCCGCGAGATAATCCGACTCGGCCGCAAGCATGACCGACTCGACGGGCGCGAGCGCGCGCTTCTCGTCGTACGGATTCCACAGACAGACGTGCTCGACTTGCTCCGGCAGGAGCGGCCAGCGCTTGCCCATCGCGTCGGTGAACTCCCAGCCAAGCATTTCCCCGCCGGCGTAAACCGGACGCATCCGATCAGGCCGCGCGATCACGAGCGGCGAGAGCTTGCCCGCTGCCATGCTGACCTCGGGAAACGGAACCAACCAGTCGTCGCCGCGGAGAACAAAGTACTCGCCCGCAAGATCGAGCCAGCCGGTCAAGTGGAGCTGGCCTTCGCCGAGGGAGAAGCGGGTGCGGTCATGACGGATGAAGGGCGCGGCCCAGAACGCGTCGAAATCCGGCGAGGCGAATTCGTTGTCGCCCTCGTAGAACTTCACCGGCACGGCGGAAATTTCCCCGGCCTTGAGATTGATCGCGCGCTGAATCCACGGCGATTGCGCGTAGGGGCGCGTAAGCCGTGCGGTCGGTGAAGATTCTCCGAGATCTGGCTGTGCGAACAGATACGCAGGCACGCTGCCGCCGGATTTTCCCACGATCGCTGGAGCAGCATCGCGCTTCGCGAGCGCGAGCGAACCCGCGACGCGGAGAGAGCGCTCCTGATCCTGTCGCAGAATGTCGAGTGCGCTGGGCATGGTTAGATGAGCGTCGCGGAAAAGTTGGCTGCAGGTTGCTTCGCGGCGTGGAGCGCGAGCGCGAGCGCCCAGAAACGATCTGAGTGTCCGTTCTTCCCGCGATCAGCGGTGAAGCGGATGTTACCCGCGGCGGTTGTCTCTTTCTTGATCGCGCGCAGGTCGGAGCGAATCGTATTCGAATTCGGGATGCGAACGCTGCGATCCTCGAACGCGGCGCGGAGCGGATAGGCAAGTTCCTCCTTCACCTGCGCGGTGAAGTTTACTGGCTCGACCTTGTACGTGCCGAAACGCTGCTGCGCCCGTTCGCTGAACTGGCGGCCGATGCCCGTGCGGTCGATGCAGCACCGGCGGATCTGAGGGAGCGGAAGGATTTCGTAGAGCGCGTGCTCCTGTGCGTCGAAGGTCTGCTTCGAGAGCTCGATGACGCGGCGCGTGTAGGAAACTTCGCCGAGCTTCTCGATCACCCAGATTACCGTGAGGTCATGATCGCGGCCGACGTCGACGCCGACGAAGAGCTGCCCTTTCGCATCCGCGAGATCGGTCAGCCACACTTCGCCGCCGCGGTACTCGCAGCTCTGGATCAATTCATAACTAAGGAATGCCGACGCATCATCCGCCGGGTTGCACATGTACTCCTGCTGCCAGGTCTCCTCGTCGGGACATTCGTTGCGCTGGGATTGCAGCCACTCGTCCTCGCTCATCACGAGACGCGGGTCGTTCTTGTCCATCCGCTCCCATTGCTGCTTCAGCTTCACGAGCAGGCCGTCGTTCACGGCGTCGATGATCGTGACCCGGTGCAGCGAAAAACCTTTCGGGTTTCCCTTCTCGCGGATCTCGACGATCAGCTCATTGAAGAAATTCGCGGTGCCGCGGTGTGTGGAGAAAATGCAGACGCGACCGCCCCATTGCGTGCCGGGCTTGCCTATGGCGTAGAGTTGGCGGTTCTCCGGGTTCAGTGCGAACTCGTCCATCTTGCGCGTGCCGCGCTTGCCGGCCTGCGCATCAACGTTCGAAGAAAGCGACCAGATGCTGCGACCGTTTGCCAGCGGCAGCCGGAGCGCGCTGATCTTCCGCCCGTTCGAATCTTCGAGCACGCTTTCGCCGAGCTCGCCGACGGCGGCGTTGATCTTCTTCGCCCAGGCCGCGACGTCCTGGCCGTAAAGCTGCGCCTGGATCTGGTCGCGCGAGGAAACCCAGCAATCGAACGGCCATTCCGCGCCGGCCGTTTCCATCAACGAGTCGAGCGCATCCGTCCAGGAGATGCCTGCCTGGCGGCACTTCTCCATGATCTTCAGCCGCGACTTGTCCAGGAACCAGCGGGACTGGTAGCCGAGGAACCGGGTCTTCCGGATCTTCTTTTCCCAGGCGACGCGCTCGCTGGGCGAGGTCGGCACATGGATGGAGAAACCTGCCGAGGGGGTCATCGGGCCACCTCCGCGCCAGCCATGGGTACGTTTCTGAAACCGAAAATCAGGGTTTCGCCGAGCTCAGGACCCTTTTTAAAAGTCTTTAAGACCCGCCAAATCGTCGAAATCTCGCCGACCCTGCACAGAGATGACGGCGAAACGCGTATAAGCGAAAGAAACGGGGGTTTCATGACGCCTCCTCCGTGAGCGCTTTTTCGAGCAGTTTGCGGGTGTCGGCGGTGATGCCGCCCTTCTTTGCTGCCTGGGCGATTGCAGCCTTGGCCTTTTCCTTCTTCTGCTCCCAGTCCTCCTTCTCGCGCTGTAGCCGGGCGATCTGTTCGTCGCGGAGCTTCATCTGCTGCTCAGCGATTTCGAGCTTCGCCGTGGTCTCGCGTTGCTTGCGCTCGAGGTCTTCGGCTTTGCGCCGGGTCTCCTCGCGCATCGAAATCGACATGCGCAGCTTCACGAGCTGGCTGATGATCCACTGCACGTCGACGTCGCCACCTTCCGCGCCGGTAAGGTGGTCCTGCAGCTCAATCACAGCGGCTTCCTCGATCGCATCGAGCGGATGCACGCCGGCACCGGCGGCAGCGCAAAGGGCTTCGCGGGTTTCCCGCCCGCTGTTCAGGCGCTCGAGGTAGCGGGAGAACGGGCCGTCCTTGAAACTCTTCGCGGCCATAACCGAGGCGCGGATTCCGGTGCGTTGCTCAAACAGCGTAGCGATTCCCTCGAGCGTCCGCTGTTTCGCGGGCAGCTCCTGCAGTTCGCGGCAGAACGCCTCGAACTGTTCATCGTTAAACGCGCCTCTGATTTTTCCGTCGGCCATTAGAAACGGGCGCTTTCCCGGCTGCCGCCAGACACTGCGGCAGCCGGGGTTTTGTTTTTGCGCAGCTTTGCCGAACCAGAATCGCGAAGATAAAGTTCCTGCGTGTTCACCGATGGGGATACGCGCCGCTCCATCGGTAGAAAAACGACAGTCGGTTTTTTGGCGATCGACATGAACGCGAGCGTCTGCACCGCGTTCACGACCAGGATGAGAATCACGATCGTCAGGAGCCGCGACGCATGCGTGCGGCGCTCTTCACTGAGCTCGCGCTGCGCAGCCTTCACGCGAATCTCGCGTGCCGCATCGGTGTGATCTCGCACGACGTCGTTCATCGAAATGCGAGGCAAGCAAGGGTGAGCAACGCGCCGGCCAGCATGCCGAATACGAAGAATACGGAGAGGCGCGTCAAAAAAAGCGTCTTCATGCGAGGCCCTTCTCGACGGCGATGTCGCGGCCGACATCCGTCACACGCCAGCGGTGGGCGCCGAGCGCGGGAATGAAGGAGCGCACGAGGCCGCGATCAGCGAGGCCGCGCAGCGTCTCGGAAAGTTCCGGACCGGTGATCTGCGGATGCACCTGCAACCGCGCATCACGCACCAGCGTGGATTCAATCATGCCGACGTCGCCGATTGCAGCGAGTGCCGCAAGCGAGAAGGCCTCGAGCTGTTGTTTCATTTCGGGCGTCATGTCGTGTGCACTACGGGCCGCGCGAGGAGCCGATCGATCTTGGCGTCGAGCTGCTGAACCTGCGCGTAGGTGAGGTCCGTTTTCTCTGTATTCTTCGCGAGCATCATGCGTTGCTCGCCGAGTTGGGTGTAAATTTTCTCGCGGCCTTTCGATGAGGCTTCAGCGAGGCCGCTGATCCGCTCGTCGATCTTCTCGTCGATCTTTTCGACGCGCTTTACGAGCTCGTCGTGTTTCGCGAGCGGCGTGTAGATCACGGCCGTTTTGACTTCCAGAGGCGTCGGCGAAACGATCGTGCGCGTACCTTCTTCGGCGGATTTTTTCTCGCGCAGATGCGCCGCGATCCGGAGGAATACGTCGAGCGCGAGCAGGAAACAGATTGTCCAGACGCCGACTTGTTCGGGAGAAAGTGTGGGCATGAATCAGTGGCCGTGTGCGGCGCCTTCGATGGAGAGTTCGCGGATGGTTTTCAGAACTTCGTCGACGAACTCAGGCGCCACTGCTCGCGCCCGCTCGAATTGAGGATGGTGCAACAGCGCTGCTGTCCTGTCCTGATACGCGATCGGCATAGGGGCACGTGGGGCAAAGCTGGCGCAACTCGACAGGCAAAGGAGCGTGCACAGCAGCGGCATCGCGCAGAGCGCAGCGCTGCTCCTCCGAGAGATTTGAGTCGAGTTGTGCACGAACGGAAAAGTCGTGGAGGAATTCAGCGATGCGTCGCAGATCGGAAATGGCTTTGGCTACGGCCTCGATTTCCGCCGGAGTAATCACGGCGTATGCGCGCTGTTGATCGAGCTGAGCGCGCCGTTGATTCCGTCGCGCACCGCGGCGATCCAGAGCGTGACGTTCGGATCGAGCCGGTGAATCACGGGCACTTTAAACGTGTCCTGCCAGGTACGCGTGAACTCGTGCGTGAGATTGATGAAGAGCGGAAGATCGGCGTCGGCTACGCCGTTGCGCTTGGCGATGCCTTTCACGAATTGGTCGATCGCTTCCTGCGTGATCACTTCATCGGTCGTGCCGATCACGAGTGCATCGAGCGCAGTGCCGACAGCCTGGAGCGCGGTGACGTAGCTCGGATTATTTCGCACGACGAGTACGGCAGCGGTGGATACGCTGACACGCAGAAGCGCTGCGCCCTGCTCCGGAGTCGGGGCGGCCGGCGCGTTCGTGGTGGAATTACATGACGTGAACGCGAGCATCGCGACAAAGGCGAATGCGAGGAGCTTTAGGGTTTTCATGAAGTGGGGACTTGTGGGTTGGCCGGGAGCGTCGCTGCCTGCGGAGATGCCTGCTGTGCGATGCGCTCCATGGTGCCATCGAAGAAAGCGCGCATCGTGACGGCCGTCGGCAGAAAGACTTTTGCCCAAAGGATCGCCCAACCGATCAGCGTGAGCGTCGCAAATTGCGCAGGCGGCACATCCTCAAATACGGCGATGAAGCTCGTGAGGAATGCCACCAGGGCGTACAGCACGCCGCGGACGTAGCCTGGGCTGTATCGACTGAAGTGCGACCGGGCGCTCATGCAGATACTCCTCTCCGGCTGATCAACGGGAGCCCGCGGCGCGCGCGGATCGCTTGGATCACGCCGGGCTTCCATCGCGCAATCCATTTATGGAAGGTGTGCGGACTCAGGCCGTGCTCGATCGCGACATCCTTGAAAATCCGATGCGGATTTTTTTCGAGGTCAGTCCACGCAGCCTCGCACGCTTGGATGAGTACAGGGCTTGTCATAGCGGATGCCCTGCCGGTTTGAACTGGAACGCGCGCACGCCGTCTGTGGCGGGCTGATTCTCCGGCCGGTTGCTCCATGTGACGAAGCCCTGGTACATGTGGCCCAGCCCGTAGAATTCGACGGCCTCGCGCTTGGTCTTGAAACGACCCAGCCGGAAATTTTTCAGCGCAGATTTGAAACGCTCGCGCTGGTCATCCGACATGCTGCGCGCGTCGTCCACAGCGGCCAATTTCGGGGAATCGTTTCGAATCGGTGCCTCTTCGCGCGGCTCGTCGAAATCCTCCGGATTCGGAAGAGGATTTCGATTTGTATCGAGCGGGCCGCGACAGCTGAGTGTGAAATCCTTGGCCGGTACGGTAACGACGACGCGCCCACTTGCCGTGCCGAAATGCAGGGCGACCAGCTGGCCGGCTCGGCACACGGCCTCAATTGAGGCGCGGTCAAAGCGCGCAATAACGTCAGTGACGTTGTGTCTGGCGGAACTGGCTCGACTTTGCGGGGTGGCCGGCATTTCGATGCCGGCGAGAGTACGCGACCCGCGCGGAATTACCTAAGACACCGTTGTGTCTATGGACTGTATTGAGGATTTTGTGCGGAGTTGATCCGTTCGATCGCCGCTTCCTCCTCGCGCTGCATCTTGTCCAAATCCCTCAAGGCGCTCTTTAGAGCGCTCGCCATCGCCGGCATGGAATTGTTTTCGGCAGTTTGAAGTGCCTCAGTTTTAGCGCGCAGTGCGGCGATCTTCTGCAATTTCTCAATATGGGGTGCCGCCTGTTTTTTCCGAAACTCATCGGAGGCCTTTTCTTCTTCGGCGCGTTTTACCCTCGCTCGTTCGAGTGCGACTGCTTTCGCCTGTGCCTGCGCAGAATATCTGCGCACGGCGATCGTCACTCCAATTCCGACCAAGAGTAGAACCAAAACTGCCGCCTTTACTTTCACGGGAGAAAATCACGGTTCGATCTCGTCCCACTCATCGAGCGGGAATTTTTTCATCAGCCGGTCCATGATGGCGGGAAAAGCATTCGGGTTGTCCGAAGCAGCGGCACGCTTCATGAGCTCGGCGAAATAGTTTTCACAGTCTTGTCGGGTGGAGGGAAGCCGCTTCGTGGCGAAGCGCGGATCGACCATCGGGGAAATCCTGATTTTTGAACCCGGTAGGTTGTGAGCCTCTTTATCGCGTAAAATTGCGTAGTCGCCGGGCGACTCCTCCGCGGGGCTTATTGAACTTTGTTCAATTGAACTGGGGTCAATGCCGCGGTTTCGAAGCAGGGCATCGAGCCGGAGCCCAATGTCATCAGATACGGTCGCCTTGTTTCGGTATATTTTACTCAGCCACTCAGGCGTAATCTTGAGTTCATCTGCCAGCCTGTAAGCCGGCAACCCGAGCAGCTCCTGTGCTCGTTTAAGGCGATCTTTGGGCGTCATCCGTGACTTGAAGTTTGTTCAATTTTTTTCTTGAACTCAGTTCGTTCAAAGGTTTGAACTCAGTTCAAGAACGATGCAGCCCTCGCCGCAAGCCCAAAAACGCCTCAAAAAAGCGATCAAGCGCAAGCTCGTGGATAATGAGCTTACGGTAAAAGCGCTCGCCGCGACCGTCGGGCACGACATTGCGGTCGTCTCGAAGGCGATCAACCACGGCACGTATCCGCGCGTCGTGAAGAAAGTGAAGGAGGCGCTCAGTGTCTGAGGCCGAATCACTCGCCGCGATGCGGATCACCGCGCGCGTGGCTTTCCGCCACATCGCTGAAGTCAGCGAGCAAGAGCGCGAGGCCGTTTTGGTCACATGCGTTGAGGTGCTTGAAGAGCCCGAAGCAAAGCTCGCCTCCGAAGCGCTCTTCCACCTCCGCGAAGCCCACAAAAAGCAAATGGAGCTGAAAGGGATCATCGGCGGCGCGGACCCGCGCTCGAACTGAATTTCTCCAACCTATGAACACGCCTAACACTATGCCCGCGATTAGCGTCGCGGATGAAATCCAGGAGCTGCGCCTCCTTTCTCGCACGGTCGGTCTCAACGACCAACAAACAAACCGCTTCCGCGCGCTGATGGAGCCGGCGGTCAATGACGTCGATCGCAAGCTCGAAGCGATCAAGGCCTGCCTCAGTCAGCCTGGCAAGACGCCGGCCGCTCTGCTGGCGTTCACGATCGATAGTGTGACTCTCGACGTCTGCGTCATGTGCGGCGACGAAATCAAGCGCGTCGAGGCTTGCATCGTGACCGATTCCGCAGGCCGCAACGCGCGTTTTTTTGGCCCTGCGAAATTAGGGGATTCTTCCACGGGTCTCCCCGGACATATTTTCAAGAGCGCCGTCGGCGGAACCCGCAGCTGATCGAATGCCGCCTCTCGAACAGTTCACGTTCTTCGCGTCGCTGGATTTTCCGGGGCGCACGGTGCTGACGGTCGCCGAGATCAGTGAACGACTCGGCTACGCAAGGCAGCACATTCTCGACCTGATCGCGGAAGGTGAACTGACGGCGCTCAACGGTGCAGGCAAGGGCGCGATGCGCTCTAGCATCCGGGTGCCGATCGAGGGCTATCGCAATTTCATCCTGTCGAGGCTCACCGGTCCGATGCGCAACGAGCTGCTGCGGGTGCTGCCCGAGCCCACGCGCACCGCGCTGATTTTGGAACTCTTCTCCGGCCTCGAAGCTGCCGCGCGCGCAACCGTGCTGCACACGCTCCGCACGGGCATTGCCGCCTGAATGCGTATGCCAAAGCTTGTCCATGCTTCGTATCACAATGCGCACAAGGTGCGGCTGACGAGCCTTGCCGTCGGTGAAGGGTTCGACGTTCCGACATTCACTCTGGGGAGGGTGTATTACGCCGCTGGGTACAACTGCGCAATACGAGTGAGCGTTCGTCGCATCACCAAGGGTCGGCCCGAACACCGCGTTACCCGAATCGCATGACCAGCCAGCTCGAAATCTATCTCGCGGGCGGCGCGCCCGAGGTGACGCAGGCGGAAGTCGATGCGTTTTGCTCCTGGCTTCGCGGGCGCGGGTGGGTGCGCGCAGCTGAGATCGAGGCGGCGTGCGGACTCGACGAGCGGAAGATCCGCGCGATCGCCGAGCACAGCGACGGCGCGCTGCTCTCCGGGCAAAAGGGCTATCGTCTGAACGACGAGAGCGCCACAGCCGACGAGGTCAATCGCTCCTCCGGTTGGCTGCTTGCCCAGGGCAAAAAAATGATCCGGCGCGCCATGGCCCAGAAGCGCCACCACCACCGGCTGCTGCACCAGACTTTAAGCCACTCTTAAAACATGTCTCACAACCGTCTCACCCCAACAAAAACAGAGATCGTTCACCCCGGCCAGCCGAGCGTGACATCGCTCGCCGCTCTCAAGGAAATCGGCGGCAAAGTCACCGACGAGCAGCTAGCCCAGTGCTACGCCAAGGTCGAGGCCCAGCGGAGCCGGTTCGTGGCGGATGTCGTGCGGTTAGGCGTCATGTTGCTCGCGAAAAAACAGACGCTTGGACACGGCAAATGGGAGGGCTGGGTCATCCAAATGACCAAAAGCGCAGAGTCTGCGCTTTTGACGATTCCCGCAGTTGCGCAGGAAAAGAGCATCCGTTCGTGCCAAGTCTACATGCAGGTCGGCAAGCATTTTCTTGCCGACCTTGAGCAGGGCCACTTTCAGCCCGAGGCACCTGACGCGCCGGTTTCGATGCCCACGTGCACGCCGCTCGACATCGTGCTGCTGCCATCGCTCTCGGAGGAGCGGCAGTCATCGGTCGAGGACGCGATCGCGAAGTTCGTCGGCGGTCGGTCGCTCGAAAGGATGCTGATCGATTTCCGGCGGGCGGAAAACGCAGCCGACGTCGAAGCGCTGGAGGAAGATGCGAGCCGTCGGCGCAAGCCGAAGTCGCAACGGGCCGACCCGAACCAACTGGAATTCCTGGACGAGATGTACCGGCCGCTCAGCCAGATCGACACGCTCTTTGAGTCGACGACGTTCAAAAAAATGACCGACAGGAAGTTCTGGGAGACGGTCGCCGACAAGCTCGAAGCTCAGGCCGTGAGGGCGCGAAAGCTCGCGAAGGAGAGTCGCGGATGAGCATCTACGAGATCACCACGTGTGGCGGCAGCGACGGACTGTTGTTCGACGTGCCGGACTGCGACCTGAACGGCGAGTGGAAACGGTACGACATAGATGAGCGGTCGCGCGTGATGGAGCTCTTCGAGTGCTTCAAGGAAATGCGGCGGGCGAAAAACCTCAAAGCGGGCGCCATGTCAGCGGCGATGCGGCGGGCACACTTCGGATGGGGATGGTCGGCCAAGGCGCTCCTCAATCTTTATCGAGCGTATTCGAACGGTGGACACAAGCCGAGCGACTACCGCAAGCTGGGGCCGGTTTTCAAAGCGGGCGACTGGCGCGTGCTCTGCCGCGCGTACAAAGGCCGAGAGACGGTCTTGCCCGAGGAATTCAAGCGCTGGCTCGGTGAGCAGCTTGCACAGTTCAAGGGGCGCGACGACGTGGCGTCGGCGCTGCGTAAGCATGTGATCGGAGAAATCTGGCTCAAAGGCTTTCCGGTACCCGGCTATGGCACGGTCGATGAATGGTGCCGCCGCACGGGACGTGCCCGGCCACACCCGCTGCTTTGCCGCGACAGCGAGCTGCCGGAAGGTTGGAGCATCGATACGTTTCGCCGCGCATTGCCGCAGCGCGAGACGACGCGAAAGCAGATGGCGCACGATTACCTCGCGGCGCATCGCGGCCAGCCCGACCAGGTGCTCACCGATCGCGCACCACTCCTGCCGCTCCAGTTTGTATTTCTCGACGACTCGCGCCCGGACTTTCGGTGCCTATACCTTTCCGGAGGGCGCGGCGAAATCGTTTACCCGTTGCTCGTGCTCGGGCTCGATGCGGCGACAGGCGTCGATGTCGCCAACGTCGCCAAGCCCCGTGCGCTGAAAAGCCCGGAGGCGGAAGACGCGCTCGAGCGCAAAGCCCGCCACGGTGTTACGGGCGACATGTCGCTGCATGTCGTGACGGGACTGCTGCGCCGGTTTGGGCTTCCGCCCTGGCCGATCACGATCGTGCACGAGAATGCGGCAGCGTGCGTGCCGGCGTTCGAGCGCGAGGCGATGCGCGGACTCTTTGGCGAGCGTATCCGCTTCGAGGCTACGGGCACCGTGAAACAGCGGCTCACCGAGTACGGCTTCAGCGAGTCGGGTGGCGCGCCCTATGACAAGGCACCGATCGAGGCTTTCTGGCGACTGCTGATGACGCAGCTCGCGCGGCTGCCGGGATCGACCGGTCCGAGATATGACTCGGCACCGTCGGCGCTGAAAGATCAGGAACGCTACGCGCTCAAGCTCTTGGAGCGGGCTGGCGGACTGGAAAGCGTCATCAGAAAATTGGATTCCGGATATCTGCTGTTCGAAGACGCGCATGCCGCGATCGAGCAGGCACTGCGACTCTTCCGCTTCCGCACGAACCACGCGCTGCAGGGGTTTACTCGCGTCACGGAATTCCGCCGCTCGCCCGCCGAAAACTATCGGCCGATCGCTGAACTGCCGCTGCTCTCGGCGGCGGATCAGGATGCGATCGCGAGAACGCAGGACAAGGACGCGATCATTTCCCGGCTCGAATGCCCGGCCGAGCGTTTCTGCCGCTTGCTGCAGGGCGTCGAGATGACGCCGGTCGACGACGACGTGCTTGTCTGGCTCGAAGGCCCGCGCTTCCCCGTGCGCGTGCGCGACGGCAAAATTTCGCTGAAGCGCGAAGCACTCGGCGACGACCTGGCTATTTTCCGCGAGGTAGATCATCCGCTCCTCTGCGAGGAAAACGAAGGTCGCGAATACGAGGCGGCGCTGCCGAAAGACGGCGGGCGGATCGTGCTCACCGACAAGGGCCGTATCCTTGGTAGTGTGACAAAGCAGGAGCGTGTGTGCCGCGCCGATGTCGAGGCCGTGCGGCGTGAGCAGGGCCGCGTGGCTGCGGCGCGCAAGGCCGATCGCGTGCTCCTCGCCGATTACTATCTCGCCGACACCAACACCGCGGTGCAGCAGCTGCGCGACCGCAACGAAGCGGTGCTCGCGGCTGCGCCCGCGATCGAGTCAGCAGAGCCGAAGCCAGCGAAGCGCCTCGAGGCGAAGCGCCAAAAGCACCGCGCGGATCTCGACGCGGAGCTCGCCCAGATCGCCCGCGATACGCAGACGGCGAACGACACTTTAAGCCAGTTTTAAGCGGCCGCGCGAGGCGGTGACACACCCCGCGCGACCTAGCCCAGCCAGACAACAAGTAGCTAACCAACTCAGCCCGACCAGACATGACAGCACTCACAACTGAAACCGATGCGCGGGGGACCTCCGCGCTTGCGGTCGCAAACAACGATCAGCGGCTCACCGTGCGCCGCGATCTCAGCCAATTCGAGGCGTCGATCGCCCACTATCCCGAGGCCACGAAACACGCCTCAGCGTGGCTTTATCAATTCATGATGGCGCGCTGCAACGGCTCGCCCGCGATCGTCGCTGCGCTCCTGAAAAAGCTCGAGCCGTCGACCTATCAAAACAAGGAGCAGTACATTTATCAGGTCACGACCGGGCGCTACTTCCGCCAAGCGGCCGGCGAGAAAGCGATCACCGCTCTCCTCGAAATGGTGGCACTGCTGAAAAAGCACGAGCTCATCGCCGAGCAGACCGGCAAGGTCGCTTACAACGAGGAGCTCTCGGTCTGGAAGAAGGTTCGGAACTACATCGACCGGAAGCGCGCGCGCGATGCGGTCTGTAAGTTTGGCGCGATCGAAGGCGACACCGGCACGGGGAAAACGCAGGCGACAAAGCACTACACGCTTTTGAATAACCACGGATCGACGGTGCGGTTCGAAGCGCCGAATCCGTCGCTCGCCCGCTTCCTGATGAAGCTCGGCTGCTGCTACAACATCCTCCCCCACGTGCGCACGCACGAGCGCCTGGCGAAGATCGAGGAGAACGTGAACGACACGCGCACGATCATCATCGAAAACGTGCAGAAGCTCTACAACCCGAAGACGGGACCGGTGCAGCCGATCTTCAGCTACCTGCAGGAGCTCCAAGACGACACCGACTGCACGATCATCATGACGTGGACGCCGATCTTCCGCTCCGAGCTGATGAGCGGGAAGGACAAGAATTATTTCAAGCAGTTCGTTTCCCGGATCGGTGGCATTGAGGACGTGCTGCAGCTCGACGGGAAGCTGCCGAAAAGCGACGTGCAATCGATCGCGGAGCAGTTTGGCGTCGAGGATTTCGCGGCGTGTTATCCGCTGCTCAACACCTGGGCGCGCCAGCCTGGACCGCTGCGGATTCTCTACTCGCGGCTGCAAAAAGCAAAGTCGCTCGCGCGTGGCAAGGCCGTGACGCTCGATCACCTCGAGGCAGTCGACGGAGCGGCGGTCGGACTCAGCGAAGACGAGGGGGACGAGTCATGAGCACCGATGCCCTCGAGAACGTGGAAGCGCCCGCTGAATTCCGTCTCTTGCCCCATGAGCTGCGCGCGTTGCAGACCATTCGGAATGGCGCGGAAGTTTTCGACCGCCACACGATGCTCGTGCTGCGGGAGCTCGAGCTGATCGTGCCGCCGCTCGTGATCCTGTTGCCCGCCCAGGCAGCGGAGGGGGAGTTTAAACCGTATTTCTTCGCGACGCTGTCGCCTGCGGGTGCACGCGAGCTTGCGAAAGCGGAAGGCGGTGCGTCGTGAAGTCGAGAGTTGAGAGCAAATCCACCCGCAAACCATCGCGCGACGCCGAGCGGTGCCAGCTCGATCTAGCGCTCGCCGCGTGCCGGAGTATCCGGTTTGCGAACACCAACGCCGTGCGGCACGGCGGCGAATATAGCCTCAACGATTTGCTGGCCGCGGATCGACTAGCAAAGCAGGCGCTCGACATGACCCCCGCGCTGATTGATCGCGCGGCGAAAGGTCTGCTCGCGAAGTATCGGAAAGGCGGTGCGTCGTGAGCATCACTTTGCTCCAAGCATCGCTCTTCCTCGCGCTGATCGTGCTGCTGGTGATCCGCGAAATTCAGAAGGACGGCAGGCCATGATCACCACGCTTTCGATCATCTGCGGCGTGCTCGTGCTGGCGCTGTTCCTTTCGTTCATCAATTCGAAGTTCGACGAGCGCGACCGCCGGGCGCTCGAACGGGAAAACAAGCAGCTCACTGAAGAGCTGGAGCGTGCGCACCGCGAGCTGCGCCAAGCGGAGGAAAAACGATGAAGGTCGATAACCTGACGACTGCGATCACACGCGCCGAGCAAGCCGCCAAATTTGCGGAAAACTGGCTTTGCTTCGGATCGACGGGTCCGGCGCAGCTTCAACTCGAAGAGGCCAAAGCGAACATCCGCTGGGCTGAAGAAATTATCCGCAGGCGCGCGCGGCGCGCAAAGAAAGGCCGACGGTCATGAAGCACTTTCCAGCTTCCAAAGCCCCTGCGCGAATCGAAGGGCTCTCCGTATCATTGCCCAGCGGCTCGCTCGTGCTGCGCCGTAGCACCCTGCTGCTAGGTGCCGCGGTGATCGCAGCGTTTTTCTTTTTCTTTGGCGCGATCGCGTTCGGCGAAGCCCTGGTGCGCGCACACGACACCGCTCCGGTCTCTCAACTCTCAACCCTCAACTCGCAACGCTGATGAAATACGTGCTCTTCAAAAGCGGCGACGGCAGCAAATTCGCGATCATGGGACTCGGCATCGGGCTGATCCATTCCGATCTTGCGGCGGCCTTCCCGAAGTCGAAGCCGATCAGCGCGGGCCGTGTTCGGTTTTCCGATACGGGCGAAGTCGAGACGTTCGGCGAATCGACGTCGCTGAATCTCAAACCGGATCCGGCTGACGCCAAGTTTTTCTCGGCGTTCTACCGGGCCGAGGTCGGCACGAGACTCGGACACGGCTTCGAGCGAGTTGAACCTCTTATTCCCCGCCATGACTAAACGAGCCAAAGCCCTCGCGATTCCTGATCGCGACGAATTCTTCATCACCGTCAATCGCATCGCCGAACTGCAACGCTTTGAGGCGCTGCTAAAGGCCAAGCGCGACATGGTCCTGCTGCGCGTGCAGGCGAAGTTCGGCGAAAAGCTGAAGCCGATCCAAGACGCGATTAAAGGAATGATTTCGCTCGCGGACGCGTACGGCAAAGAGCACCGCTCCGAGCTGCTGCCGAAGGATAAGAAAAGCGCCTCGCTTCACTCGGCAGTTTACGGCTGGCGCGACGGCAATCCGGCGGTGAAGACGCTGCGCCGTGGCCAGGATGAGCAGGAGATCATCATCGCATTGAAAGCGCGCGGGCTTGGCCGCTACGTGCGCATGATCGAGGAAATCGCGAAAGCGAAAATCCTCAGCGATGTCGGGACGCACACCGTCGATGACGAAAACGTGCAGTGCCTGCTCACGGATAAAAACGAGCCGGTGCCGTTGACGGCGGTCGGCCTGCGGATTGCGCAGACCGAGGAGTTCTTCGTCACGCCGAGGGTCGAGACCGGCGAAACGGTCAAAGCTTAAGGCGCAATGAAATTCTACCGGCCGACTCGCTGGCAGTGGTGGAGGGCTCGCCTGACGTTCGGATCGAGGGAGCGAGCGGAAATCTGCTTCGACCTCTTCACCTGGAGTTTTGGCCCGACCTATATGCCAGACTTCGGCCACCGAATCGGACTGTCGCTCGGCCCCGTCGAGATCGGCGTCGAGCTCAATTGGGCGACGTGCCGTTTCCAAAATCTTTTCACCCGATGAAATCAGTACTCAAATTATTCCCCCTCGCGGCTGCGCTTTGCGCTGTCGCTGTTTCGAGCCTGCACGCTGCCAGTCTGACCGTCACCTGGACGTACACGCACACCACGGAAACGGGCTTCAAGGTGCAACGTGCGCCAGGCTCCAATCCGGCCGACAGCGCATTCGCGGACGTCGCGACGGTGCCATACACGTCGACGAACTATATCGATGCGGCGCTGCCGAACGGTACGACGTACTCGTACCGGATTCTTGCCTACAATGCGACGACGCTCTCGCCATGGAGCAACGTCGCCACAGGCACGACGCCGGCCGCGTTGCCCGCACCCGGAGGCGCGACCGTTGCACCGACGGTGCTCGTCGCCGTGACGCTCAATCCAAACGATTCGATCACCGTGAAGAATTCGACGAATGCGAGCAGACCGGGCTCGAAGACGCTGAACGTTTCTCCGGGAAATTCGGTGCTTGTCGCATCCGCGCCGTAACCACTTTGCTCGGCGCGTGGAAAAACTGGGGCGTGCCGTTGGAGAACTGAACAAACCAAACCTCCGCGCGCCGGGCATTTATTCGCAGAACATCAAGACTTGCCACGGCCCGGAGGCGAAGCCGTAGGGACGTTGGCAATGGCGTCTGGTTCAGCTTTCCGATTCTAATGCTCAACAATCTCGAAAAAATAGTCGAGGAAGTAGAAAAGACCTTCAAGCCGCTTCCCGCGCCGACAGGCACACGCGACGAGAAACTTCGCGAACTGCTCCGGCGCTTCGATGAACGGGAAATAAAACTCAAGGAAGAGGCGATCAGGGCCGAGCGCGAAGGCGACCACGATGGAACGTGGCTCTGCATGGCCGCACGCGCGGAAAATGCGCGAGGACGCGCCAAGATTCTTTCTTCGCTGAACAAAACAGGTGACCAACGAGCCGACGCTCGTGGCTAAATCTCTTTCGATGAACTCTCCAATGTTGAGCGCAGATGGCGCTCCCGAAAAACAGCCCCGGCTAGGCTCGTTGGGTCTAGCGACTGGTTAGGCTCCGAAAAACTTTCAGCTATGAAAAAATCCACCAAAAAGGAAATCCGCGAGGCCCAAGAAAAGGCCGCGCTTCGCCAACGCGTCCGCGACATCGCTTGCGGTGCTGCCGGGTATAATTTCGACAAGGAAGACGAGTACGCGACGGCTGAATTTCTGGAACGCTTTGTCTGCGCCATCCGCGACACGTTCGGAAGCGAAAAGAACGCTTACATGTGGCAACCGCACTGCCTCGCACACTTCAACGACATCAACTCGACCACGAGCTTTCTGTGGGAGCACCGCCATGCGCTGGCCTAACAGGTGATTCTGGAACTCGGGTTCGTATATCAGCATGAAGGTTTCGATCACTAGAATCCGCTGGCTGCGGCTGTCAGAAAAGCAGCGCGAGCAAATCAATACGCAGATCGAAGCCACGCGGACGGACATCCGGCTACGCAAGTGGTCGCTCACAACCGAGCGCTGCTATTGCATGTGGGTACGGCGGTATGGAATTTGGCTAGCCATGTCGCCCGATGCGCGCACCGCGATGGATTCGAGCGATCGCGTGACGCGTTACCTCGCGCAGCTCGTCACGGGTCCAAGTCCGCGCAGCGGCACCACGCTCAAGCAAGCGCTCAACGCGCTCGTCTATTACTACAAGGAGGTGCGGAAGGAACCGCTTGGCCGGCTTGGTGAAATTCCTCGGCCGAAGATGGCGAATCGGCTACCGACGGTGTTAACGCGCGAGCAGGTGCGCGAGCTCATCGGTGCGGCAGTAGATAGCGACGACTACCCGTACCGCCTGATTTTCCGGCTGCTCTATTTCACGGGAATGCGGATCACCGATCTGCTGAATTTGCGCGTGCAGGATATCAATTGGGAAAAATCCCAACTCCTGCTGCGCGGCGGAAAAGGAAACAAAGATCGAGTGGTGCCGCTGCCTCGCGCGATTCTCCCTGATCTCAAGGCGCAGATCGATCGCGTGCAGACGCTCTGGCAGCGAGATCAGATCGACCGCGTGCCGGTCACATTGCCGGATCCAGTCTATAATAAGTGCCCGCGGTATGGGTTGGCGTGGCCGTGGTTTTTCGTTTTCGCGGCACCTGGCCGCTGTCGCCATCCGCGGCTTGGCCATATCGTGCGCTGGCGGCTGATGGACAAGACGCTTCAGACGGTGATGCGCGAGGCTGCGGATCGGGTTGGTTTGCTGGGATTGGCAACGCCTCATCGGCTACGGCACGCGTATGCGACTCACTTGCTTGAGAGTGGGGTCGATATTCGGTCGGTGCAGGATATTTTGGGGCACGTCAGCGTTGAGACGACGCTGATCTACACTCACACGTCGGCGAATAATCCGAACGTGCGTGCGAGCGTGGAGGCGTTGGCAGTATGAGCCCCTCCGAACGCGTAACGTATTTCCGGGATTTCTGGCCGGCTGCTTGCGCGGCGAATGGCTGGAAAAAGAGCGACGACGAGCGGCGTCGAAAGGTCGTGTTGCAGTGCATGGAAGCGGTGGGCGGTCCGCTGGTCACAACGAGTGGCGGGGCGTTCGGGCGGGACGAGGTGACGGCGTTGTTTTGCTATTTGGATTTTCTTGCGCATCCGGCCGACCTCGATCGATCGGCGCGCTGGGCTGATTGCCAGGAGGATTATCACGCGTACAACCGGGCGCGGCAGGCTGACTGGTACGAGCGCAAGGCGTATGGATCGAAGGGCTCGGGAAAGCTCGCGCGCGAGCGCTTCTCGGGCGCACGCAGCGCCAGTGGTGAACCGCTCGACCACTTCGATCCGAAGGCGATTAACAAGCGTTTCGTGACGATGGCGAGCCGGGCTCAAAAGAAAGAACGCGCCGAGCGACAAGCCGCGCCGGTCGCGGTGCAAACAGAGCTGCCGGTCAAAGAGCCGGTGCCATTTTGATGAAGAGCATCGGAGAACTCATCAGCCAGGCGAACGCCGACGAGATGCGTAAGGCGGAAAAGCCGCTCGATGTGGTCGAGGAGCCGAGGCCGCACAGGGTGACGTTATGCGTGATGACGTTTGCCCAGTCCGAGGTGATGGCGACGACTGCTCACGAAGCCATGAGGCTTGCAGAGTCGGATCCGAAGCATGCTCGGCGCACCTTTCAGACGGAACCGTCGGCGCATCGAGTCGAGGTTTTGCGGCGCAAGGAGCCGAACAATCCGGAGAGCCCCATCAGGCCGACGAGGACCGCCCGTTCTGATTCTGCGGCGTCATCACGACCCCACTACACCCCCCAGCACCCTTTTTTCGTCACCCCGTAGCGGGCCGGAGGCAGCGGCTTCCCCATATTCCTCTCCTCCTCCCTTCACACGTCCAAGATTTCCAAAAAAATCTGTCAAAAATTTCCCACAAAAATTTGAGCAAAAAATTTCGAACCGAGATCGCGAGATGAAGACGAGAGTGGAAAAGTTTTTGAAGTGGCTGCGGAGACTTCTGAGGCGAGAGAGGGTGACGACGTACTGCCCGAAGTGTCAGAAGGGGACGTTTGTAGCGGTGGTGAGGGAGAGCGGAAGATCGCGGAGTGAGTACGGGACGATGTACTGGTGGAGTGGGTACGGGAAGTGCAAGGCACCTGGATGCGGGCACAAAGGTGAGATTTCGGACTCGAGCGAATGAATCCGGAGGAGCAATACGGAATTTTTCGTGCGCTACGCGGGATGTCGCCTGTGGTACAGCCGTGGCAGATGGAGTTGTTTAGGCGGCTGTGGGATGCGCGAATGAAGGTGAACGGACCATTGGTGCTGGTTCCGTTGCCGGTGAGGTCGGACTGGGTTTACCGGATGTGGATGGATGGAGAACCGAAGTGGGAATCGGTGGTGGTAGGCGTGGATGAGTGGCGCGGGGAGGACCGCTCATGCGTTACGATCATTGTGAAGAAGTCGCGATCGGTGGGGAAATCGTGGGAGGGCGCATCGCAACTGCTCGGGCTATCTGCGCCGTTGATCGTGCTCGATGAAGTTGCCGCGGAGTTCAAGCGGGAGAAGACGGCTGAGGAGGTTGAGAAGTCGCCGGAGCCGTTCTATCGAAAATTTCAAAAGACGAAGAGGCGCGAGAAAGAGCGTAGATGAGCAACAACAACGAAGAGAACAAACAGGGGAAGAGCGGGCTGCCACTGCTGCCGTTTCTGGCATTCGTGGTCGCGGTGATGGCACTACTGGCGACGACGGAGATGCGGGTGGAGACGGTATCGGATGCGCTGGATTCGCAGCATGCGTGTTTGATGGACGTGATGGAGCGAGAGAGTCACTACATCGACCATATCTCGACGCTACAGGCGAAGGTGGCGCTGCTGGAGGTGGAGAACGAAAAGCTGCAGACGTCGCGGGACCGAATCTCGGCTGAACTGGCGGAGTATCGGGAGGAGCTTTACCGAGTGAGCGCGTGGAAATCGGCGTTGCAGAAGGAGCGTGTGAAGTACGCGAAGTTTCCGCCGCTGGAGTGGGTGGAAATTGCCAAGCCCGCTAGTTGATGGACGTGCTCGGTCAGTTCATCTCGCCAAATGGCACCTCCTCGTACGCGCGCGAGCGTCCGCCCGAGGAGGTGCTGCAGGGTATCTTGGCTGACATCAACCGGCATTTCTACAAGAATGCTAGCGCCAAGCAGTGGCTGCGCGACCAAGGTGCGCTGATGACGGTTTTGACCTGGCCGGCGACGTGGCTCGGCGAGCGCGCGATTTCGATTCCGGTGAGTCGCTATGAGTCGATCCTCCGCGAGATCCTGAACGGCATCGCCAAGCATGGCGCGACGGCCAAGATCGAATACTTCCCCGCGTACTTGGAGCGCTGCGTGCGCCTGTGGTACGTGCACAACGGCGAAGAGCTCTATGAGGAGCGCAAGCGCCTCAGGAACGTCATGGACCTGCGCTTCCTGAAGACGGGCGGCGCAGCGACAACGACCAGCGGCCCCGACCCGATCGACGCGATCGCGGCTGCGCACCGCGTGCTTGCAACGGCAAAGCGCCGGCCGAAGAGTGCGAAATCCGATGCGACTCAAAGCGATTTATTCAGCGCTTAAGGTTGGGTTAAAAGCCACTCAAGGGAACGCGAAAAAGTTCCCAAACCTATGCTTTTTGCGCGGTCTATTCGACCCGAAGTTCCCAAACCTGAAACGCTCGCGCCGACTCAACCCGGCGGCCCGATTCACCTCTGAAGATCAGGGACTTTCCGCCCGATTCAGGGTTTTTCAGGCGATTCCCTAACCATCTGCTCTCTTCCTTTGGGGAGATAATCTGCCAGCCGGACTTCCTCGATGAAGAGTTGATCATACTCCGGCGGTGGCCGTCGCGTGATCAGCTGGAGGAGGTTGGCAAACATGCGAAAGCGTACACCCAAGTAATGAAAAGCAAAGCATCGCCGCGGGGTTTTCGCCGGGACAGGAAATTTGCGCAGCGGTGAATCCGCCGGGGGAACTATTTCGTATCAGAGGGGTGAGCGCACTCGCGCTGGAAACTTTTTGTGTTAAAGTCACGTCATCATCCCCACTATGAAAACGCTACGAGTTACCTTGCTTGGTATTTTAGGTTTGGCTGCGGGAACCTTGTTTGCCGCTGATCAAAAATCCGATCGAGTGGAAGTCACGTTCGTCAATCCGGACAAGTTCACCGATGCAGCCGATGCCCAACGTGGCTCTGATTGGGGCCGCGATGCCAATCTGGACCTTCTGAAGCGGCACATCGTTGAACGCGCCAGCCGTTACGTCGCAGAGGGACAGAAGCTTTCCGTGTCGATCACCGACGTCGATCTTGCGGGCGAAATCGAGCCGTGGCGTTCGTCCTCACTGCGTGATGCGCGGATCATGAAGGACATCTATCCGCCGCGCATCGATCTTTCGTACAAGCTAACGGACGCGACCGGCGCGGTGATCAAGGAAGGCTCACGTCACCTCAGCGACATGAGCTACCTGATGAACATCCATCCGGATCGTTCCGATCCGCGCGTGTACGATAAAAGCCTGTTGGATGATTGGATCCGCCGCGACCTTGCTACGAAAAAGAAGTAGGCTGTTCGCCGGTTACGTAAGTTCCGACCGCATGTTCAACCGGACATGCGGTCGCGTCGTCCGGAGGATGTCGGCCACGTGAACGACTCCGTTGCGACAGGACGGCTGGACAAGTGGCTCTGGTCGGTCCGCATTTTTAGGACCAGATCCCTGGCGACCAATGCCTGCCGGGCGGGAAGCGTGGAAATCGATGGCCGACCCGCGAAACCGTCACGCGATGTTCGCGTGGGAGATTTGATAAGTGTCAGGCAGGGCGTGGTGAACCGAAGCCTCCGGGTTGTCGGAATTCCACGATCCAGGGTGGGAGCGAGCTTGGTACCGCAATCCTGTGTGGAACTCACGTCGCCAGAGGAGTTCACAAAGGCTCGACAGAGTCC